TTGTGTTTCTTGTTGACTCAATAATTGTTTCTTCTGCTTCAATACTAAAATACAAAAGACGATCTGCGGTAAGAACAGAGAGAATATTCAAGTCATTAATTTCAACGACACCAGTATCATAGTTAATTGTACCAACATTGTTATTGATAATTTGTCGATTAGCATTTACGTCAAAGTAAATTACACGCAGAGTGCCAACTCTCGAATCAATGACAGGATTTGCAGATGCTGAAAATCCATTACCCGTAATTGTAACGGTTGCTCGTGAATAGTCAGCACCACGATTTGTCATTCGAATCGATATAATACGTCCACTTTGAATTACAGCTTCGGCCGTTGCACCAATACCATCACCAGAAATTGTAACTATTGCCGATGTATATCCATAACCAGAATTCAAAACTTCAATTGATGCGATACCAGTAAATGATTGTGGCACTTCTTCAATCAAAGCCGTTCGAATTACACCTGTTGCATCAGCAGTTCTAAACTGAGATGATGTAAGTTTGTTTGTAACCGTTCCACGATGAAGTGGTACATTAAAATTAATTGTATAGTTCGTTGCGGTGCTCAATGTAGGTGTAATTCTTCTCTGCAAACGAACAGCCGTTTCTGAACCAACAATTGCATTTGTATCAACACCATCAATTGCATCTTGCAATCTTGACAATGAGAACGTGCTATTAAACTTGTTTAGATTTGTGTTTCGATAAAGAAGAATAGCATTTCTTATCTGATTTTGTAATGTTGTTATTGATGCCGTTGTCTTTTTCGGATCGTATTTAATACTCGTATCTAAGAGAATATACAAAAATTCTGGATCACGAATCTCAGCGTCAATTGAAAGAATTGCTTTTGGTTTTATGATTTCATCAATGATTCTTTGTTTTTCTGTATCAGAAATATAATAATTTGTTTTTGGTTTTAAAGAAATTAAAACTTTACCATAAATTGGTGGATCTTCATCTTCTCCGCCCCAAATTGAAAGAGAATCGATGCTTGGGTAATTTCTACGAATATATGATTCATAATCTTTCTTTGTGACCAATCGGTTCTGTGTTACATACTGAAGTGGTGCAGAAAATTTAATTTCGTCAACCGATTCTCTTAAAGCACCACCAGCTGCATTGTCAACAACATCGACTGTAAAATCAGTAATTGATTCTCCTAAAGTATCAGTAAGTGCTTGCCTTGCAACAAATCCATTTGCTTTTTGAGCAGCAGTTCCATTTGAAACAAGATATGTAACAGAAACAACAGCACCATCTGGAATCTTTTTACCAATAATGTCTTGACCGAAATAAATTTGAAACAGGCCATTTCGACCTTCTTGTAAAAAGAAAACTTCAGAGGTAGAACTCACATCTAAAAGTTCAGTAAATCGAGAATACGTTGTTGTTGCACTATTTGATGAAGATTCTGTAACAGATACTTTAATTGTTGTTGTATCAACTCCTGAATCAGGCAAAGTAAAAACTTGTTTTGAATTTGTTTGTTCAGAATGTGAAAAATTGTAAGTTACCAATTGACCTTCATAAATGTTTAAGTTTTCAAAAACAAATTGACTATTGGCTTTCGTAACAGTCGTGTCATCGAGAACAACAAAATTATATGCAACACCATCAATTTGATTTGCGAGGAAAGAATATCCTTCTGGTATTGTCAATGTTGAAGCATCAGAAGAACTTGAATTGGCAGTAAATTTGATTGTTGCAATAGGAGATTTTTGTGAGTATGGTGTATAACCAAAAGATTTGGCATGAGAAACAACCGAATCTCGCAACAAAGCCGTATCAAGAAAAGCCTCATTTGCAACCATGTTCAGATAGTAGGCATTATAGTGTGTATTGTAAGCCAACACATCCAACAAAACACTTAAACCTGAACCATCAAAGTCATAATCAGTAAATTGACTTTGTTGTTGCAAAAAACTTTTTAAATTGTTCTTGATTGTGTCAAAATCAAGTTCTGTGACTCGTAATCTATCTGCCATTTTATCTAATTCGTTCTAAAAAGAAGTTTATTGAAACTGGATTTGGATTGTTAACAAGAAAAAACTCAACTTCAACATCATATCTATTTTGATCTGGACTTGGTTTTGCAACGACTTTTGATATGTTGGCTCTAGGCTCAAAGTTACTCACAACCTCTGTAATTTCTCTTTCAATCTGTGCTGCTGTAATCGAATCGACTGGTTCGAACAACATTCTGCGAAGATTGCTACCAAGTTCTGGTTGAAATGGTCTTTCGAAATGTTGAGTAAAAATTAAGTTTTTTACTGAATTGATGATTGCATATTCATTCGAAAACGTAGTTACATCTTTTCGAATAGGGTGATTTGTGAAGTTCAGGTCTAAGTCACGAAAGGATCTTAGTGTGGGTACATCGACCGAAACAAGTGTAGTTGTAGTTGCCATGTTTTATTTATCTCAATCTCCAACAAAAACGTCAGAAGAACCACCAGTTGCAGAGGGAGCACAATGAGAGCCTCCTAAAGGAACACAAAGACCGTCAGCTGATGCTGAGTCACCCACATTGACAACAGCAACACCTCCAATAAAAACATTTTTAGTGGCCGCACTCAAATTTCCGTCACCATGACTGTTTGGATCACCATTGATAGACCATAAAAGACCATTTACATAAACATTTTTTGATTGGGCTGTCACAGTAGAAGCACCACAAGCTCTAGAATCTGTGTTTCGATGGGCAGCGTTTGACATTATGGATTCAAATCTATTCTTGGTGCTTTGATGACCATATTACCAAGAGATTCAACGGTGTATGTTCCTTTGACATAATGAGTAAAATTACCATCAACACCAATTGACATACTACCACCAGAATGTAAAGCCACATGACCCACAACATTGGCTTGAGCATTTCCATTAATCTGAGCATCAAAATTACCAATCACATTTGCACTCACATAACCATTGACACCAAGATATACATTTTGACCTACGTTTGCACGAAGATTTTTATCAACTCTTACATATGCATTTTCTTGAACATAGATTTCTGTATTACCTTGAACTGTTACATGAACATTACCCATCACATATAAATGATCGTCTTTAAGTATAATTGAGTAATTGTTCTTTGTAACTTTTTCTACTTTTGTTCCGTCTGGCATCCATTCTATAAACGAACTGTTTCGGTGTGCAATGTGAATTCTTTCAGATCCAAAAGTATCATCGAACTCCATGATGTGACCAGATTCAGTTTCAATTGCATTATTGTATGGATACTGTGCGTTGTATGATGTTCGTGGTTCATCCCAAGTATTATAGATAATATTGTTAAATGATGGAACACCAGCTATTCGAGTATTTCTTCTTTCTTGTATGAAAGTTGATTGTATTGTTTCTTCATCATTCCTAGCCAATCTTGGTGTTGATGGTTCGTCTAGTCGATTTGGATATAAACCAGCCGTTTCAGTTTCAACAAGAACAATACCATAACCATTTGCATGGTATACTTTGTTTGCAGGTCTTCTTGGTGATACTCTGAGTAAAGTATCACTTCGATTGTCTGTAAATGCTTCTTGTCGATTTGGTGCTTTTAATGGTATGCCAGGTATTACACCGACCATGACAGGTTCTTGTGCATTTTCACCATCTACGAAAAATCCAAAGACCATATCACCTTCTTTTGCGGTGTATGCATTTGAATTATTCAATGGCATCGATGGCATTGCCCAAGGAAGAAATTCTGTTGGTAAAAGAACTTTATCTTCAGCGTGCCAACCAACACATCTCACTCGACAACGGCCAAGTTTAAGTGGGTCTTGTCGATCTTCTACAACACCAACCCACCAAGTAAATCCATTTTTACCTGCAAAATCTTTATTTTCATCATCAACCATATGCTAAAACCTGACTTGTTTGATCTGGATTTGAAGAAGGTATTACATCATTGTCTGTTGATGTGGTTGCAACTTCAATAATCGTTTCGTGTTTATCATATCCAATAACATGTCGTGATCCAACGATAATGTATTTACCACTTAAACTCACATCGTCATTATCCGAACCTGGTTCTTTCATACCAAAAAATGGTGCATTTACCGTCACATTAAATCCTGAACTCAGTTGAAAATTTCCAGGCATCGTGACTTTAACTCTTTTCGACATAAGGTTTGCAAAGATGGCTTTTCTCTGAAACAAATAATTTTCTCTGTCATCAATTTTTGAAAGTGAACTAGGATCTCGGCGTTTAATGTAATTACTAAATTGACGATTCGTACCAAATATACTTACAGATTTTCTGGCATCAAATGTATTTTCGTTTGTTTCACCTGCTCTGTTTTGAATAACAGAAAAGTTTGGATTTTTATTACCATGTTTCATTGATGTATAATGATCAGCAAAACTAACTGTCTTTGAGTTTATTGTTCTTGTAATTGGATCAAAACCAATAAAACGACCAGCATTGACACCAGAACGTGTCTTTTCTATCATGTCGTTTTGTGTGACAACTTCAAAACTTCGAGCAGTAGAAATTTCAGAAAAAGCATCAGAACCACTTAAATTTTTAGCTTCAAATTTAATTTCTAAAATATCTTCTTTTATCAAAAGACCAGAAAGAGAAACAAAGTTATAACCAGCGATGTTTTGATAGAAAAGAAAATTTGGAGAATTTTGGTTATCTACAGCTCTTTTAGCACACCAATCGATTGCTTCAAAAGGTCTTAAATTTGGTATGACAATTTTTTTAATACCAAATGTTTCTTGAAAAAAACCTTTGAGGTCTTTTTTTGGCACTTTCAAATAATTTTCAAGAATTCTACCTACAATTTGTGAGTATACATTTTCATAAGCCTGATTAACTCTTTGTTGATCCGAAAAAATTAATTCATCAGCAACAAAGTTTAAAATATACATCTCACTATTCATACCTTCGTTTGTTCGATTTGATTGTTTATAAATTCGAAACGACCTCTTATATGATGCAACATCACTATTTTTGTCTTTTGCAATATCGATCAATAAAGATTCTGATCCATCAAATATTAAACGGCCAGAAAGTCCAACCGAATCACGAATTAAAATATTACCACTAATGACAGGTGAGAACAAAGAATCAAAGATATTGATTTCTTCATAAATGGTAGATATATCAATTGGTCCACCTTTAGTGACAATGACCAGTTCATTAATTTTAAACTGGGTTGATTTTTGTACCTCAATCGTCATGAACTAATCGTCTTCTTAAATTCTTTCTCTACGGCCGGCGCAAATTCTTTCTTTAGTAAAGTAATTTCTCTTTTGGCATCATTTATTTCTGTTTCATATTCAAAGTAACTTCTTGTTGATTTAGATATTCTCTCAGTTACTTGTGTGCCATTTTGTAGAGTATAAGTTGCTGTTGTTTGAGAAATATTTGCATATGTGTTCGCATCGACTTCAAGTTTTTCTGTGATTACACTACCGTCAGCAGAGGTTCTTGTAATTACTTTATAGTATGCTTGAACATTACTAGAACTTAAAGCCCATTGTATGCCAGTTTGAACAGTAGTATTTGCTGCACCATTTGCAGAATATTTTTCATCAACATACTTAACAAGATTTCTTTCTGTAAGTGGCCAGTCCCATTGTGGGTCAATTATATCATTGAACAATAAAACCATCCAATGTCTTTCTACATTACCATAATACTTATGAGCAATGATTTCTGGTGTATCACTATCTTGAATATTGTATTTGTAGAATGCAGCAGAGTTTTGTTTTAAAGAATCTTCAAAAGCAAAACGAGAAATAATATTTGTGACAGTATCTAAACCTTTTGGTTTATTGTCATTTGTGTAAAAAGTTTTAGGATAATAGTTGAAAAATTTAGCCATAGTTATGGTATATTAGTTGGATCTCTGGACTCAGCTCTCTGTAAACTTGATTTTTGATCAAACTCATCCGATGAAGTAAAATCAGATTTAGTGAGATAAGTGACCTCTTGAAATTGAAGTGTCATTTGCATTGCAACCGGCATACCAGTTCGACCAAGTTTTGGTCCGTTTTCACCAGGAACTTCATAAGTTGCAAAACCATTTGGAGCATAATTCAAATCAATAGTTGTAAGGATACAAGTTGCAATACTAGGAATGTTTGGGTTGAGATTTCCACCATAATAAAATCGAATATCGAATTCAGAAGGTGGAACTAAAAAACCTCTAGAACCTTCTAAAAGTTCAGGTGCTTGATGAAATCTAAATCTCTCAACGATTCTTTGAACTTCAAAAGCTTCTTTTTCATCTCTTGGATAAAACATAAAATCAAATTGAAATGTTCTAAAGTTTGGAGAACGATAAATCATTTCTAACATTGGATTTGTAACTGCACCAGCAAGGGCGGCAAATGCAGCTTGGCCAGTTTGACCACCAACTGATGCGCTAATTTGAGATCCAGCATACAAAGCAGCAGATTTTCCAGCAGCCATTCCTCCTTCTGCTGCACCTTTTAAAATACCACCAACACTTTTTGCATCACCAGATTCTATTGCCTTTTCGATTGCAGAACTACCTGCGGCTGCGATTTGACCAAGTAATTCACCACCCAATGAAAGTTGATCATAAGTTTGACTATGAGAATACAAAAGAGTGTCTGGCATATACAGAGCAATTGCGTCTGACGTAAGTTTTGTTGTTCTCAAAAAATTCAAACCGCCACCTGTAATTGCTTTTAACTTATTATCAAAAACAGCTTGTGATGCAGAAGAATTACCACCAAAAGAAATACTCGATTGACCAAAAGGATTACTAATTGAACCTAGACCAACAGATTGTGTGATTTGATTGATACCGCTTGTGATTGAATTGGTAAATTTGTTTAATGCACCATTAATTTCATTTGCAACACTATTTTGAATATCATTTAAAGCATTCTGTGGAGAAATACCTCCTTTTGCAATACCAGACCCAGAGTTTATCAAATCATCATTTAAAGGTTCTCGCTTAAACTTTGTATTTTTTTGTTGTCGCACATAAAAGACCATGTAATGGCCTTTATCATAGTTACCAACATCTAGAGGATATCTAAGTGTTGTTGTTTTGAATTCATTTTTTACTAAATCTCCAAGAGGACCAATTCTTGATGGTGGTCCTTTGTCAAATGAAATATCTGATAATCCGAAGAAAGCCATTAGTTTTCCTAAAAAGTGTGACTAAGTATTATTTATGCCTTATTCTGGACTGTTTAAACCTCAAAATCCAAACAAATACAATGGCGACCCGTCAAGGATCGTCTATAGGTCGTCTTGGGAAGTTCGTGTGATGAAATACTT